CATCAGCTTAACCCTAAATCATAACATCGTCACCAGCAACGTAAACTATGAGTAACTCTGAAGTACCCCAGAACACTTTGGCTGCCTCTTTTAACCCGAATAATCTATAAACGTTATAAACGATAAAAGATATAGTTCGAAGAGAATTACCAAGTGTTGTTCTAGTGGGATGACCGCTATAAGTAGTACCAGAAATAGTAATAGAATATTGCTTGAAGGTAGTTTCGCCCAACTTGACGAAGCATTCACCCACAAAATCTTTTGATGTAATTGCATCTAACACCTTAATTCTAACGTCACTCGGAATACCGTATACGTCAAAAACAGCGTTGATATGCTAAAACAAAACAACATCTACAACTTCCATTAATGGCCACCACTAGTGTGCGTCGTGCGAAGACGCATCGTAGCAGAGAACTTTAACAAAGTCCATACCCCACCTAGCGCACAGCGCCAAGCGGTCCATTGTCAGCTTTTTCGACAATGCGTCCTAACTATAACCACAAATTATACCTGGTACCAATATCTTAGCTCTCTTAAGATAGAGCATATTGATCCAACCTGGCATAGCTTTGAGTATATCGCTTGGACCCCAAATTTACCTAGAACGACCAACACGCTTGCCTGCGGCAAAATCGTGTGGATCGTTTTACTACCACTCCCCAGTCTTGACAAAGCACTTCAAGGTTTTTACCATTTTCGATCCGCAATAAATAGAGCGAATACCATGAATAATGGCGTTCCTCTTTGCTTCAGGATAATGCTAAAGGTGGGTAGCTATACTGTACTGAAACAGTTGATTATCACGTGCTACACGTTTAGAGAGTTCCCTCATTAATGGAACAATAACTTTTGCGTATTCGTAAACCACATCAGTTCGTGGATACAAATCTGTGTCCAGATGACGTGCTATCAACGCAGCAACGTTATTAACTGGGCACGGAGCAAACGTGTGAGTTTTGTATACCAAATCAGTAACCGGATCTTTGTTATCCGGATAATATTAGGTAGCGATAGTGCGCTCGCATGTACAAAATCTAGAATAATAATCATAAATGCCTTCTGGAGTTAAATCGTCTAACTCTTCGGGCTTTGTTTAGTCGCCTTCTAGCTTGAAAAGTTAGAGCTTCTAAACATGACACTACCTCTTACGAAGAAGTAGTTTATGCACTTAGTCTCGTGAGAGATGATATGCTCTAGTTTAAACTGGAACACCACCACCACGACAAGACTCTGATGAAATAGTTTTTACACCACCCATCAATTGACTAACACTAGACTTAACATCCATGTCTGTGCTGCCAACAACGTTCAAAACAGAGCGAGTAGAGGAGTATTACCTCTACTGTTCCGCTTTGAGACGACAGACGAGACTGATCAATTTTAAAAGTCCAAAGGTGCTTGTAAGTATAAAATAATACTAGTCACCCTCAACTTAAATGTTCAGTCTAAAACCGATATTAAGTAATACGCCGCTAAGATAATTGAGTTTGCCAGTGTAACCCTGTATCCATAAAGCGACAGAAGTTCCATAGCAATAATCAATAAGTTTAATGACCTTACTGATAGTACTCCAAATCCTAGGGACATCGTAACACAATGAATGATAGAAGGCTTTAACCTTAA